GAAAGTCGTTTCAAAACAAGGACTTGCAAGGGTAAAATTTATTTGTCAAATGAACGTACCCATGTCGCGGTCCGCTGGAACTTGGCCGTGGCACGGGTACGCTGCCCCTTTCGGGGCTGAGGTTTATGCTTCGATCGGCAGCGTTTCAAGCGTGAAACTTTCGTGGTGCATCCCATCGCCGGCGATGCGCCAATACTGCTCCAAAAAATCCTCGGGCTTTGGTGCGTTATCGGTCATCTCTGCCCAGTATTCCTCGGCTATTTCATCGGCCCATTGCAGCGCCTTTTCGCGGGTTTGAAACACTCGGACGTCCTGCCCGTATCGGTGCTCGTACATTGCGACGACAACAGTAGATGCGTTCATTTTCCAGCCTCCAAAAATCGCACCGCCTCGGCCGGGAGCCAATCGGAGCGGAGCATTTGCGCCATGAGCGCGGTTCGGTTGATGTCTGCTAGGTGGGCGGCGCGGTCGGCTCCCATATCGGCCCGGAAGGTATCCGAGGCGATACGGAAGGCGAGCCGTTCCCGTCCGGGTTGATTGCGTCGGCGCTCGTACCAGGGAGCGGCGGCGGTCATCTTCAGGGCGAGGGCGTAGGTTAAGGGCTTCATGGCATCACCTCAGCGTTACGCGATCCGCGAGGGCGTCGGAAATCTCGCCGCTGCGGTGCAAGTGGTCTACAAAGTCGCAGAAGGCCGCGCGGGTGTCGGCGGGGTATTCGTTTTGCATGGCGAGCCGGTAGAGTCCTGGCCGGGTTTCGATCAGCTTTCGGCGTTGGCCGGTCGTGTTCCAGAAAGCCGCGCGGATTTGGCGTTGGGTGGTGTGGGTGTACATGGCCATCCTTTCAATAGACGCAAATGCCGCGCGAATAGCACGAAGCCGGGTCGCTACCCTCGGGGATGTCGCCGGGGCGCAGGATGTACAGGGGCGCCCCTCGCGGGTCGGTCTGAATGTAGGCCGTGACGGGGCCGGTTAGCATGGCCTTGCAGGTCGCGTGAATATATCGCTCGGCCTCGGGGCTGTGCGGGTCGGACAGTCGATTGTTACGGGCCGCAACAGTGGCGGATAGGCGGCGGAGCGCTCCGGTCTCACGGTCGGCAATGCGGCGGCGGTATGTTTTGCTGACGCCTTGGCCGTGCAAGTGGGTCACGAGGTACGGCTTGCCGTCCTGGTCGCGCTCGATCGTGTAATCCGCGTGATTGCTGCCGGTCCCGCATTCCAGCTCGTGCCATCGGTGCAGGGTGCTGGAGATTCTCCGCAATTGATCGACCTCATCGGCCGTGAATCCAAGGGCGGCGAGGGTTTGCGCGAGGTGAGCGCGGCGGGTGTATTCAGATTTTGTCATGGTGTCATCCCTTGTTGGTGAAATCAGCGAAAAGCCAGACGGAAGCGGGAACCCCTCTTGAGTCGTGGCGCAGGTGGTCGGCGGGTTTATCGGTCCCCAGCGGGAACGTGACGAGCCGGGTGCAGGTGAACCCGTGCCGCTCCAGCTCGGCCAGGGTAGCCCCGAGTCGGGTCCGTCCGATTGCAACCCGAAACCCGTTGGCGGTGCGCTCATAGAATGCGGAGCCGGCTGCGGCGCAGGCATCCATGATCGCGCTGCGCTCCGTCCAGGGTCGATCAGCATAGGGTGTCATTCTGCGGCCTCCAGGTTTGCGAGGGCGGCGCGTAGCAGCTTTCCGGCCATTGAGTATTCGTCCTCGTCGATACGCTCCAGCGCGGCCGTGATTTGGTTGCGGACGATCCGCGCTCGGTTATTCCATGCGTCCATCGCGGCGGCGAGGCGCATCAGCTCGGCACGGGCGGCGGCGGCTTCGTCGCCATAGTCGCCATTTCGAGCGATAGCGTCGGCCAGTAGTGGCATAACCGCCGTCCAGGTCGGGCATATAAACCATGGGCGGGCCGTAATGCTGTCTTTCGTTTCCATTGTTTCCCCTTGGCAGTGAGGCGCAAAACGCGCCCGAGAACGCCCCGCAAGGCGCTCCCGGTCGGGCTTTACTCCAGCTCGGCGGCGTAGTCCTCAAGCGAGGTCACCAGTCCGTCGAAATCCTCGTTCGGTCCGAGCATTTCGGCCATCAGGTAGACCGTGCGCGGATCGAGTCCGAGATCAACGGCGAGTGAATCGAGGTACTCGCGGCGGCTGGCGTAGCCGTTTTCCTGATAGATCGTCATTTGGCAGTGCTCCAGAGTTTGCGCGCGCCAGTGGCGGCGAGGGTTAGCCCGATGAGGGCGAGGGGTGCTACAAGGGACAGCGGCGCGTGATCGGCATCAACGGCGGCCATGCAAAGGGTGACGCCGAGAATCAGCCGGATCATTGCGTCACCTCGAATCGCGGAAGGCGTCGAATCCAGGCATCGCCGCGCGTGTGAGTCTCGATGATGCGGTACGGGATACCGGCGGCGGACAGTGCGCGAAGGTAGCGCGGTGCGTCGCAATCTTCCTCAAGCCAGATCAGCTCATTGTCCCGGTAGCTGTACGGGCTGACCTGGGAGGCAATCCCGAGAGATTGCAGGCGTTGCATGTCGGCGGCGATCCATCCGTGTCCAGGGTCTTGGATGTAGTCCAGTGTGAGCATGGTTTCCTCGTGGCAGTGTGACGCAAGGCGCGCCCCGTAGCACCCGTCAGGCGCTACAGGTCGGGTCTTATGCCCTCCAACCTTGGCGCTCAAGGGTTTCGACGCGATCGCCCCAGGATTCGACGCGGTAGCGTCCGGCCCAGTAAGTCAGGGTTGTGGTGTATGTATCGCCGGCGTTCAGGTAGTACAGGGCCGCTTGAGTACCGTCGCGGCGTCCGAGGTCGAATCCCTCAACCCCGAACAATCCCGGGTCGAGCCGGTTTAGCACGGTCATGCGGAGGTCGAATGTCTTGGGCGGGTGATAACACTCGGAAGCACGGGCGATAGCTTCCGGGTACGTCATCAGCTCCGAGCGGGTCATCTCAAGGATTCGGCGGGCTTCGGGTGCGCGGTCAGCAAATACGGCGCGAAGGGTGCGGATGGATGGCAGCATGATCAATCCCTCGCAATGATGAAGTCGAAAACCTGGGAGGGATGAATAGTGCGACGATCGTAGACCGTCCTAGTCTCGCTTCCTGAGCGAATCACAGAAGGGTCCAATACGGTGATGTATCCAGGGAGAACAGTAGAGGGAGAAGCACGATAGCCCCTACGATGGAGGGCAGCGATAGCGTCAGAGAGTTTCATTGCATGAGCTCCAGTTGGCAGTGGAGTCGCTAGGATAAGGGGCGATGTTTGACAAGTCAAGCGAAAAACGACTAGGGAAAACCCGATCATGAAAGTTACATTGTGATCCACTTTCGGCATGATCCTTGCTTACGTGATTCGCTTCAACCTGCCTGCCCTGGCTGTTTACTGTCTCACATTGTGAGCGCCGTTTCACGTGAAACGACGACACACTGACACACATTGTCGCGTCGGGTGGCAGCTCGTCGCGGTGCGCTCGTCACGTTACAGCGGCGACCGGGGGCGGCTTGCGACGGGTGGTGGCGCGGACCCTACCGGAGGGGCGCCCCCCGCGAGCGCGTGCGCGTGTGCGAGCACGTATACATAGTAATCCGCACATTTGATGTCTTAGCTCTGTCAATCCGCACAATTGATGCTTACCTGTGAGCAATCCGCTCACTCGACGCACACTGTCACTCCCCCCTTATTGGACAGTATGTGTACTGTTGGATGTATGTGAGGTATAGTTTGTTCCCTGGGAACGATGGGGTGTTGTGATGAGTAAGTGGAAGGAAGTGTTGGAGGGTGTAGAGCCGTTGAATCCATTGCAGATACGGGCGTTGGTGGTGGAGCGGTTGTTGCAGCATGCCGTAGATGAGGACATTAGCCCGGCGCAGAGGTTGAAGGCTTTGGGGATGTTGGGGAAGGTGACGGAGGTAGGAGCCTTTACGGATCGTAGGCAGGTGGAGCATGTGAAGGATCCTGGGGTGGTGAAGGATGAGCTTATTAGTGCGTTGAGAGCGGCGTTGAAGAATCCTACGAAAGCGTTAGAGGGGTTGAGGAGGGAGGAGAACCGTGAGGTTGTAATAGACCCCCCTCCCCCTGAAAAAGTGGTAGATGAAGACCCCACCCCCCGGGATAAGTGAAAGCACCCCCTTATGGAAATGACACCCCGGCAAAAGGAACTGTATATAGCTATACAGGAGTTTTGGGATGAGAACGGCTATGGACCCTCTGTGGGGGACTTACAAGAGCTGCTTGGAGTGAAGAGCAGGAACTGGGTGTACTCCACGATGATGAAGCTCGTTGCGAGAGGGCACTGCACGTATTTGAAGAACCAACATCGATCCATCCGGCCGGTCAATGGATAAAGACATTGTTCAGATACTGAAGAATCTGGATGAGAGCAACCTTCCAGATCTAGTAGAACAACTCCCCGCGATTGAACGGGAGATCCTTCTTAATACACTGAAAGAGTACAACCAAGGACTTGAACGAGAACGATCTCAGGTTGACTTCATGGCTTATGTGAAGTCTGTGTGGCCAGGGTTTATACCGGGTAGACATCACGCCATCATCGCCTCGAAGTTCGCAGAGATTGTTGAAGGAAAGAAAAAGCGCCTGATCATCTGCCTCCCACCACGGCATGCTCTTCTCACCTCCACGAAGATCCCAACCGTATCGGGATGGAAACGAATCTCCGAGATCACCGCTGGGGACTATGTATTCGGCCCAGACGGTAAACCCACCAAGGTTCTTGGTAAGTCAGAAGTCTTTAAGAACAGAACCCTATATAGAGTAATCACAGACGATAAAGCCTTCCTCGATGTAGACGGTGAACACCTCTGGACCGTCAGCAACGTGAAATACAAACCCACCACGATGACGACAGAGGAGCTCTATAAACGACAAGAAGAACCCGGTAAGAAACTTAGACCACGCCTGCCAGACGTATCACCCGTTGAATATCCCGAAAAGAAACTCACAATGGACCCCTACGTCCTCGGCGTGTTTCTCGGAGATGGAAACAGACTCTACCCCTCTGTATCAAACAAACTCAAAGACGCACCGTATATCCGACGCGAGATTCAACGCAGGAAATATAAGATCGGCCGTCAATGGAAGTACCACCAGTACACAATAGACAATATCACCCATAAGCTCGCAAAACTCCAAGTGATGCGACGCAAACATATTCCAGAACAGTATCTCCTGGCATCAGTACAACAACGCAAAGACTTGTTGATGGGGTTAATAGATGCAAAAGGAGTTGTGAATCTCAAAGGCCAAATCGCTATTGGAAGTGTTAGTAAACAGATGGTCTACGATATTAGCCAACTGTTATCTAGCCTTGGTATCAAGCCGCATATTTATAAGATGCGGGAGAAACATCCAGATAAAGACTATGGAGATTATTGGAGAATAATGTTCTATGCGCCGGGATTAACTACGATCCCACGAAAGTTGGCGCGTATGAAACAACACAAGAAAATGGGTAGATATATCAAGATTCAAAAACTCCATATTACTGGTGACGTGCAATGTATTAAGGTTGATCGAGAAGATGGTTTGTTTCTCGCAGGAACAGAATATATCTGCACACATAATACAAAGAGCGAGTTTGCAAGCTACTTATTACCGGCTTGGTTTCTCGGGAAGTATCCTGAGAAGAAAGTGATCCAGTGTTCCAATACGGCTGAACTCGCTGTTGGGTTTGGAAGGAAAGTTAGGAACCTTGTAGACAGTGATCTGTACACCAAAGTCTTTCCAGACGTGAAGTTGAGACAGGATTCAAAAGCCGCAGGTAGATGGTCTACGAATAGAAACGGTGAGTATTTTGCTATTGGTGTTGGGGGTACGGTGACTGGTAAAGGTGCGGATCTGTTGATCATCGACGATCCACACTCCGAGCAGGAAGCAGCTCTTGCGGCTCATGATCCCAAGGTTTATGACAAGGTGTATGAGTGGTACACCTCGGGTCCACGACAGCGATTACAGCCTGGCGGGGCAATAATCGTGGTCATGACCAGATGGGGGAAGCGGGATCTCGTAGGGCAGGTTTTGAAAGCCGCCGCACAGCGCGGTGGTGAAGACTGGGAGGTGGTTGAGTTCCCCGCAATCCTTCCATCCGGCAAGCCTGTATGGCCTGAGTTCTGGAGCCTAAAGGAGTTAGAAGCTCTAAGGGAGGAGCTGCCTAATGGTAAGTGGCAAGCTCAGTACCAGCAGAACCCGGTAGCTGAAGAAGCGGCCGTCATCAAACGCGAGTGGTGGAAGCGGTGGGAGGAAGAGGATCCTCCGGACTGTGAGTTTGTGCTTCAAGCGTGGGATACGGCGTTTGAGAAGAACCAGCGGGCTGACTATTCGGCCTGTACGACCTGGGGCGTGTTCTATAGGAATGATGAGCACGGTGAACCGCAGGCAAACATCATCTTGTTGAACGCCATACGTGATCGAGTGGAGTTCCCGGACCTAAAGAAACTGGTGCTTCAACAGTACAAAGAATGGGATCCGGACTCGGTGGTGATTGAAAAACGGGCGTCTGGTGGTCCGTTGATCTATGAGCTGCGGGCCATGAACGTGATGGTTCAAGAGTTTACGCCCGTAAAGGGGAACGATAAGATAACTCGCCTGAACGCCGTTTCAGACATCTTTGCTTCGGGTCGCGTGTGGGCACCAAACACCTCGTGGGCCGAAGAGGTGGTTGATGAAGTGGCGGGCTTTCCCAACTCGGAACACGATGACTACGTGGATACCGTCTCGTTGGCTCTCATGCGGTTTCGTCGAGGAGGTTACATCCGTACCGCACTTGACGAAGAAGATGAGCCGTCCTACTACCGTAGACGCCCAGCGTTCTACTAAGGAACAAACATGATCGACAAGTCCTTTTATCAAGCACCCCAGGGCACGATTGACTTGGAGGAGCCTGATGTTGAGATCGTTATTGAAGAGCCGGAATCAGTAGCCATCCGATCAGGGGATGTTGAGCTTCTCATTGAAAAGATGGATCCGGACTTTGGTGCGAATCTGGTTGAACTGATGGACCCGCAAGAACTCTCCCATTTGGCCGGAGAGTTGATTGGCGAGT